CAACAGCACAATTTCAGCCAATGACACAATGATTGTGAATATTGGAAGCAATACCACTGGTAGCGCTCTTGGTGCTTACACCACTTATGTTTCATATTTGGCTGCTGGTTCTGCTTTGATCACTTTGCGTAACTTGACTGCGGCAACTTCATACTCTGAAGCTGTGGTCATCAACTATGCAATTATTCATGGCGCTTCATAAAGAAGCCATTGAAAAGCGCTTAGAAGAACTCCAAGCGCAAGCTAGGCAACAAGAGACAGTCCTGATTCAACTCTCTGGGATGATTCAGGATTGTCACTATTGGCTAAGTGAAATCCAAAAGGAGAAGGCAAATGCCCCTGATAGCGTCAATGACCCCGAAGGCACTTAGAGCCAATATCAAAAAGGAGATAGAAGCTGGCAAACCGCCCAAACAAGCGGTGGCTATTGCTTATTCTGTAAAGCGTGAAGCTCAAAAGGATGCGGGTAAAAAGCCCACTCCTAAGAAGTCCAAGAAGTAATGACCCAAACAACCGAAAAACGCCCCGTTGGTCGTCCATCCCTCTACGATCCAAAGTATTGCGAGGAAGTGATTGCCTTGGGCAAAATCGGTAAGAGCGTAGAACAAATTGCTTCTAGGTTAGGGTTTTCCCTACGCACAATGTATGAATGGCGTGATGTGCATCCTGAGTTTTTGCACGCCTTGGAGGAAGCCAAGCAACATGAGCTAGCTTGGTGGGAAGATCAAGCCGATGCTTACATGGTGGAGACCAAGGATGGCCCAAGGTTAAATGCGACTCTGTGGTCACGTTCAATGGCTGCACGATTCCCCAAGAAGTACCGTGAGAGCGTCAAGCAAGAGATCACAGGCGCTGATGGCTCACCGTTGTTATCAGGCATCCAAGTTAGCTTTGTGAAGCCCGAATGAGCAATTTAGCCAATGCGATTGCAAAGGCAGAGTTTCCCGTTAAGTTGGAAGGTCTGTTCCAAAAGAGCCGATACAAGGTTCTTTATGGTGGACGAGGCGGGGCTAAGAGTTGGGGAATAGCCAGGGCATTACTGATCAAAGGCGCAAAAGACCCCATCCGCATACTATGCGCCCGTGAGTTCCAGACCAGTATCAAAGACTCAGTTCACAAATTACTGTGTGACCAGATCGAAAGCCTTGGCTTACTGAGTTTTTACGAAATTACTCAAAACAGCATCAGAGGACAAAACGGCACAGAGTTTAGCTTTGTTGGCCTGAAGAACAATGTCTCAAACATCAAGTCCTATGAGGGTGTTGATATTTGTTGGGTAGAAGAAGCGCAGACAACCAGCCGCCTATCGTGGAACATCCTGATTCCAACCATCCGTAAGGAAGGCTCAGAGATATGGATCAGCTTCAACCCTGAGTTAGAGACAGATGAGACTTATCAAAGATTTGTGGCAATCCCCCCCGCTGACTGCATCACCATGAAGGTGAACTGGTACGACAACCCTTGGTTTCCCGAAACCCTTAAACTTGAAAAAGACTCCCTCAAACTAAGGGATGAGGAAGCCTATAACCAAGTGTGGGAAGGTTTGTGCCGTCAGACGGTGGATGGGGCTATCTTTGCCAAAGAGATGCAACAAGCCGAAAAAGAGGGACGCATTACCCGTGTTCCTTATGACGCTACAAAGCCCGTACACGCGGTTTTTGACCTTGGGTGGTCAGATAGCACAGCCATTTGGTTTTTGCAGTTCATAGGCATGGAAACACGCCTTATTCGCTACATTGAAGACAGTCAAAAGACGATCAGCTACTACATGGCAACGATGCAGACTTTTGGTTATGTCTATGACACCATTTGGCTTCCGCACGATGCGGAGAATAAGACGTTGGCAGCAGCTGGTCGGTCAATCGATGACATTGTGAGGGCGGCAGGGTACAAGACTCAAATATTGCCCAAAGTGCCGATTGTGGATTCAATCAATGCGGCTAGGACAATATTTCCAAGCTGTTGGTTTGATCGGGAACACGCAGCGGACGGTCTTTCTTGTCTCAGACATTACCGCTATGAGGTCGATCCAGACACGGGGCAGTTCAGCCGAAGCCCATTACACGATCATTATTCACACGGTGCAGATGCTTTCAGATACATTGCACTTATGATTAAAGAGCCAACCAAGCGTAAAAAGTCAGCACAAATTGCCAATGTTGGCAGTTGGATGAGCTAGTGAGATAATAATCTCAAGATGAATATAAAGGTCTAACTATGGCTTACCAAGACGAAGACGGCAATAACTCAAAGATTAACGAAGCGATTAAGTTCTGGCGCTTGGTCAATGATTCCGACTCTACAAACAGAGCCGAAGCCTTGAATGACATTAAATTTGCCGCTGGCGATCAATGGCCTGTGGAGATTCAAAACTCAAGAAACCTTGAATCCCGCCCTTGTTTGACTATTAACAAGATTGATGCGTACATTCGCCAGGTCACAAATCAACAAAGGATGCAACGCCCCCGCATCAAAGTTCACCCTGTGAATAACTTGGCTGATTACAAGATTGCCCAAGTGATTGAAGGGATTACCCGTCACATTGAAGTGAACTCCAATGCTGATACGGCTTATGACACCGCCTTTGACTACGCAGTCCGCATGGGATGGGGTTACTGGCGAGTAAACACCCGTTACACACGGGAAGATTCCTTTGATCAGGAAATCTTTATTGACACGATTGACAATCCTTTTACGGTTTACTTTGACCCTAATTCAGTCTTACCGGATGGATCAGACGCAGAGCGATGCCTGATCACTACGGTTTTGGACAAGAAGATTTTTAGGGATATGTACCCTGGTGCTAACGATGGGGCTAACTTTCAGCAGCGTTCCACAGGGGACGACACATCCGCATGGGTAACAAAAGAGGATATTCGCATTGCCGAATACTTCTACATTGAGCGTGAGAGAGCCAAACTTTACTTGTTGAGCGATGGCACTTCAAGTTTTGCCGATTCTGCCAACTTCTTTGCCCGTGTTGAGGCTTCAGGCATGACCGTGATCGATGAACGAGATAGCTTCCGCAAGGCGGTCAAGTGGTTTAAATGCACCGCTATGGAAGTTTTAGAAGAAAAGACGATGGCGGGTAAATATATTCCCGTAGTCCCTTGCTATGGCGCACAAGTCATCGTGGACGATAAACGCAAGAAATACGGTTTGGTAAGGTTTGCCAAAGACCCACAACGGATGTACAACTTCTGGCGTACATCCATGACGGAAAGCGTAGCACTTGCACCCAAAGCAAAGTGGCTGCTTGCCGAAGGTCAGGATGAGGGTCACGAGAACGAATGGGCAATGGCTAACATCAAGTCAACGCCTGTTCTGAGATACAAGCAAAAAGACATTGAGGGACAACCCGCCCCCACTCCTACACGTTTACAACCAGAGCCGCCTCCTACAGGCATTATGGAAGCCGCTGGCGCTATTTCCGCAGACTTGCAGATGGTCCTTGGAATCATGGACCCTAACCAATTGCCAAGCGGGAATATCTCAGGCAAGGCTTTGATGGGCCAACAGAATCAAGTTGATCTGTCAAATTACCACTTCTATGACAACATGACCCGTTCCATCAGGCACACGGGCAAAATCATCTTAGATTTGATTCCTTACATCTATGACACTCAAAGAGTGATGCGGATAATTGGCTCAGATGGTCAACCAGATATGACCACAATCAACGAAAAGAACGAGGTTGGTGAGGTTTTGAACGATGTGACCGTGGGTGAATACGATGTGGTGATGGATACAGGCCCAGGCTTCCAATCCAAACGTCAACAAGCTGTTGAAAGCATGATGCCGCTACTTACGGGCAATGCGGAATTGTTCAATATTGCGGGTGATTTGGTGTTCAGGAACATGGACTTCCCTGGTGCAGATGTGATTGCAGACCGCCTTGCCGCTATGAATCCGTTGGCTAACATTGACGAGAAATCCAATATTCCTCCTGAAGTGCAGATGAAATTGGCTCAGTCTCAGCAGACCATTGAGCAGCTCCAGCAACAACTTCAGGCCGCTGGCCTTGAGATCAACAATCGGGCGCAAGTGGCTCAGATTAAAGAGGAAGGCGCAACCAAGCGCAAACTCATGGAAGTCACTGCCAAGGCGCACAACACTGAGACTATGGCAGAAGTCAAGGTCAACGATCAGAATACTCGGTCAATTACAAGTCAGAACAAGACTGAAATTGATGCTTTGGTCAAAATCTTGTTGGCAAGAATGTCGCCTGATCAGTTGATGAGTGAGATTGATCGCTTAAATGCTGAACAACAACAATATGCCCAATTTGCCGCCCAAGACATTAGTCAAGGCGCTAATCCACTTATTCAAAATGCTGGGCAAATGGCACAATAATTGACAGATAATGAATTAGGGTAAATAATTACCCAAACCTTACCAGTGAGGCTCATTGGGAAAATTCTTTGAGGAAACTCAATGTCAGAAGTTCAGGAAGCGCCACAAGTGCAACCAAAGGTCTCCACTATGGTGGTGACAAGTGAAAATTTAGCCGAATTTAACGCTAAGAGAATGGGTTTAGCTGATTCAAGGCCTAGCGAGGCTGCACCTAGTGCAGAGCCGCAACAGGTTGATAATGGGCAGAGTGAACCAGTTGAAGCGTCAGAGGAAGCGACAACGACAGAGGATCGAAAACGAAATCCTAAGTTGGAGATACGGTTTGAGAAGATAACCAAGCAACGTGAAGAAGCTAGGCAAGAAGCCCAGCGGGAACGTGAAGCAAGGGAATCTTTAGAAGCCAAGGTCAGGGAACTAGAAGGCAGAAATCAGCCCCAAAAAGCTGAAGCGTCTGAAGAACCCAGACCAGAGCAGTTTACCGATATGTATGAATATGCGAAAGCATTGACAGATTATCGGGTTGATCAGCGATTAGGTGAGGAAAAGCAAAAGGAAGTTCAGGCAAAGGCAGAGGCTCAACGGCAAGAAGTGATCAACACTTGGGCCAAGCGAGTTGAATCTGCTAAATCTGAGATGCCAGATTTTGAGAATATGGTTGGGTCTGCCGATGTTGTCGTAAGCAACGAAGTGCGTGACGCAATCTTTGAATCAGATGTTGGCCCTCGAATCCTGTACCACTTAGCTGAGAATCCCGAGATAGCTGAGAAACTGCAAGGCATGACAGTCACATCCGCATTGAGAACTATTGGGAAATTGGAGGCACAGTTTGAAAAAGCCGAGCCTCAGACAAAGACTGTTGTTGGGAAAAGTAAAGCGCCAGCACCGATCAACCCGATCAGGTCAGCGGCTAATGGGCGTGATGTGAATCTAACTTCCGATGGGAATTTTCATGGTTCATATCAGGCTTGGAAAGCAGCTAGACTTGCAGGGCGAATCCGCTGACATAAACCCATTCTTTTAAGGAAATAAAATGAGCAATAATCTGCTTACAATCTCCATGATCACCAACGAAGCGTTGATGGTCTTGGAAAACGAGTTGACTTTCTCAAGTGAAGTCGACCGCAACTATGATGATCAATTCGCTGTTTCAGGCGCAAAGATCGGTAACACATTGAACGTCCGTAGACCAGGCCGTTTCATTGGTACATCTGGCCCAGCGCTGAATGTGGAAGACTTTAACGAGACTTCAGTTCCCGTTACTCTGTCAACACAGTTTCACGTTGATACGCAGTTCACAACACAAGACTTGGCTTTGTCCTTGGATATGTTCTCTGACCGTGTGTTAAAGCCCGCTGTTGCCGCTGTAGCCAATAAGATCGACTTTGACGGTCTGACAATGGCTAAAAACAACACAGCCAACATCGTTGGTACTGCTGGTAGCCCTCCTACATCCTTGCTCACCTACTTGACCGCTGGTGCGTATTTGGACGCTGAAGGCGCACCCCGTGATGGTCGTAGGTCTTGCATTGTTGAGCCTTTCACAGGCGCAACCATTGTGGACAGCTTGAAAGGTTTGTTTGTTCCTTCCGATATTATCGGCAAGCAATACCAAAAAGGCATGATGGGCCGTGACTCTGCTGGTATGAACTGGAAGATGGATCAGAACGTGGTGAACCAAACATTTGGTTCATACTCTACTGCTACATTGGCCTGTGCTACCACTACCGCTACTGGCTTTTTGGCAACTGGTTGGGCTTCAACGTCCACTATTGCATTGACTGCTACAACCGCTACCGCTGGTTTGAAGCAAGGCGATGTGATCCAGATCGCTGGCATCTATGCAGCTAACCCCCAAAACCGTAGCGCATACGGCTCTGGCAAACTGCGTAACTTTGTTGTGACCGCTGATGTGACTGTTGCCACTTCTGGTACTACTTCCGTTGTTGTCAGCCCCGCTGTCATCACTGGTGGTCAGTTCCAAAACGTAGTTGTGACTTCTACAAGCGCAACCGCTGTTGTGACTCCATTCAACAACACAGGTACTGTGTCTCCCCAAAACATCGTGATGCACAAAAATGCTTTCACTTTGGCTACGGCTGACTTGGAATTGCCTGATGGTGTTGTGTTCGCTGGTCGTGCTTCCGACAAGGAGCTGGGCCTGTCCATGCGTGTGGTTCGTCAATATACAATTAACAATGATTCGATCCCAACACGTGTCGATGTCTTGTATGGCTGGGCCCCTCTATACCCCGAACTCGCTTGCCGAGTTGCGGCTTAATTAACTAAGAAAGGAAACGCATCATGGCTAATCCAGGCGCAGCAACCACAGTTAGTAACCATCCTAGCAATTTAGCAACCAACCAAGCAATTCGTTTGATCGGCTCTGCTCAGACAGTTAACCTTAACGCTGTAGGCGACACAACCGCACCAATCTTGGTGTCTGGTCGTGTTAGCGTGGCTTATGTTTTGGTAACTAATGCAAGCGTTAGCTTGACCACTGCACAAGTGGCTGTTTACACAGCCCCTGCCGCTGGTGGTACAGCAGTCTTGTCAGCAACAGCCTTAACTGGTGCTACAACTGCCGCTAAAGTAGTAAACACAGCCGCATCTTCAACAGATGCGATCACAGGCGCAAATCTGTATATTCGTAACACTACTGCACAAGGCGCAGCCGCCACAGCAGATGTGTTCATCTACGGTTATGACCTGACTTTCTTGCCTTAATCTGGCATGAAATAATTGAAAAGGCTGCCCTCAAAAGGGGTGGCTTTTTCTTTTTATAAGCCTATAATTTGTTAAACCTATTGAGGAATAAAAATGTCAACTGTGAACGCATTTTCACCCAAAGGGCAAACGTATCTTGTAACTACGTCTGATGTTCAAGTCAAGACACAAGATAACGTCAATGCTGTTTCTTACCGTATTCGCAATTTATCCACTAGCACTGCTTATTTTGGATGGAAGCCAGCCGATCCAACTGGTGCGGCTGTGGCTATTGGAACGGTTACAACTCCAACAGCGGGAAGTCCATCACAAAACGTGATTGGAATGTTTGCTGAATCTGTTGAAGTTTTTACTTTGCCTCCAAATGTTTGGTTTAAATCTGCAACTGCTAATGCTTTTGAAGTTATAGCGGGTGAAGGTATCTAAATGATTCGCGGTCTTGGAATACGGATGTATCGCTTCAAGTGTACGCTTGGGGCGGGTCATGTATTTGGCTATCTTTTGCAAGAAGATGGATTTAGTTTATTGCAAGAAAATGGCGACCAAATTGTTTTGGAGTAATAAATGAATGTAAATATTTCGGCATTTGGTGGCGTTGGATGGCAATTCTTTGACAACAATGGAATCCCTCTTGCGGGTGGGAAAATCTACACCTATCAAGCAACAACCACAACGCCACAAGCGACTTATACAACAAGCGCAGGAAATATAGCCCATACAAACCCAATCATTTTGGACTCATCAGGGCGTGTGCCTGGTGGTGAGATATGGCTTTTAATGGGATATTCTTATAAGTTTGTTCTTAAAACTTCTGCTGATGTTTTGATTGCAACTTACGACAATATTTTTGGCTCTGGTGGAAGAACTGCTTATGTGGATAATTTCACAGGCACAGGCAGCCAAGTTAATTTCACGTTAACAGCCGCACCCACAGATGAGAACAATACGCAAGTCTATGTCAATGGCGTTTATCAACAAAAGAACACCTTTTCTTTAAGTGGCACAACGCTGACATTCTCGACTGCACCGCCTTACACATCAACGATTGAAGTGACTTATTTCTAAGGATTCATCATGGCAGATAAAACGATTAGTGCCCTAACAAGTGCAACAACTCCTCTAGCGGGAACTGAAGTATTACCTATTGTTCAATCTAGCACCACTGTAAAAGTTGCAGTTAATGATTTAACGGTTCAAAACATTCGAGCAAATGCAACAACTGGTATTTTGCAAGTTACTGGCCCTGCCGCTGCATCCACTCGCATTGCTACTGTGCCAGATGCAAACTTTACGGTAGCACGCACCGATGCGGCTCAATCATTTACTGGCAATCAAACATTAGGCACAGGCAATTTAGTTGTTGGAACATCTGGCAAAGGCATCGACTTTAGCGCAGTAGTTCACTCGGGTTCTACAAGTAAATTACTTGCAGATTACGAAGAAGGTACTTGGACACCTGTTTTGCAATTTGGTGGAACAAGTACAGGTATAACTTATGTTGCAACTTATCAAAATGGACTTTATACAAAAGTTGGCAATATTGTTACGGTGACTGGTGTTCTCTATTTATCAAGTAAAGGTTCTGACGTTGGTACTGCGACTATTTCTGGTATTCCATTTAATTCAATAAATACAAATGGAGTGCAAGCCACTGCTGGTTTAAGAATTGACACTATATCTTTTACCGCTTATCCAGCATTAGTTATTGGTAAAAATGTTACTTATTTTGGTTTGTCACAAACAACAGCAGCGGGTGTAACAGCACTAATGACAAACACAAACTTTGCAAATAATAGTTATATTCAATTTGCTATATCTTACAGGGCGGCTTAACATGAGCCTTACAAAAGTTTCCTATTCAATGATAAACGGCGCACCGTTTAACGCCCGTGATTATGGTGTTAAAGGTGATGGTTCTAGCGAAGGTGCAGCTATTCAAGCCGCTTTGACTGCTGCTGTTGGAAGCACTATCTATTTCCCGCCAGGCACTTATAACCAAGGAACTACATCACTTATCTATGGCGGTGTCACGGTTGTTGGCGCTGATAGGAGTACGACTAGTTTTACTTATTCTGGTACAGGAGTGGCTTTTGATGGGTGGACAAACGCAGGGGGTAATCTGCAAGGATTGTCCATTACTTGTACCAATAGCGCAGCAACAGCAATCAAAATTGGTAACAAGACACAACACGTTTTTTTGAATGACGTTGCGGTTTATGGTATAGGCACAGGCGCTTCTGGTACTGGTCTATTGCTTGACGCATCTACTGCTGATTTAAGCGATGTATTTAGCGGCAATCTATACAGCCAGCTATTTTATTCCTACGGATTCAAATATGGAATCTATGTTACTGGGCCAGCTCCGTTGACAACATTGATGAATCGTGTATGGACTACGTTTTCATTCAATCAGACCTATCTCATTGGGCCAAATAAAGATGCGGGAAGTATTGGTCTTTACATGGATAAAGCCGCATCAGGAACGGGTAGCGTGTTTTTTGGTGGGACTGTAGAAAGTTTTGATGTTGGGCTAACAACAACAAATAAAGCCTACGGTATTGAGTTTATTGCTGACATTGAAGGCAACAACACAAGTTACTCTGTTGATCCATATTTCATCGGACAGATAAAATTGTCCCCAGGAACAATTCAATATGATCTGCAAGGGTCTCTTGTTCCTGAATACCGCAGACTTGCGACTGCTGGAAACCTAACAACTGAAACCTATTACAGCCAGCATCATGTAATAGGAACAGGGTATCCTGGGCCTGGCACAGTTAAATGGGATGTTGCAATCGGCAATAGTCTGATCGATGGCGGTAGCCCATCAAATCTACTTGGTGTCGCAAGTAACGGAAGTTTTGGCTCTCCTGAAGCCACTTATGCGCTAATTTTGGGACACAAGGTTTCATACGCAACTTCAGTCCCCACTGGTGGCACTTGGTCGCAGGGTGATAGAGTTTGGAAATCTAATGCTGCTGTTGGTTCACCTATCGGGTGGATTTGTACGGTATCAGGAACACCTGGCACTTGGGTGGCAATGGCTAATCTTTAAAGGAACAATCATGGCAATTAAAAAAACAACCATTACGCAACAAGGCTTTAATGCTGTTGACGCATACCATCGTGTCGAAGGCACACAAGTCAGCAAAGACACAATAACTTTTCAGGTCAGGTCTTACAAAGACAACTCAGGTTTGCCGCACTTTGCCGATGCGTCATTTAATTGCGCCTACAACATTTCAGGAAACAATCCGATTGCACAGGCTTACGTTCATTTAAAAACCCTGCCAGAGTTTGCTGACGCAATTGACTGCTAAACCGTACCAGTTCGGACAACTGGAAACCTTAATGTCACAATGTATATCGTGATTGGAAACAAGGAAATATCATGGCTTTAGAAAAAGTTATCTCTGTTGATTTGGTTGAAGTGCTTGAAAACGGTTGCCTTCAAGTTCGCACCAAAACCGCTATTTTAGAAAATGGCGAGCAAATCAGTAGCACATTCCATCGTCACGTTGTCGCCCCAGGCGATGACTGCTCTGCTGAAGACGCTAAAGTTCAAGCAATTGCATCTGCGGTGCATACGCCTGAAGTTATTGCCGCTTATCAAGCTGTTTAAAAAGCGCCATCAGCATAAGGATTTGCTATGACTCAGCCAATTGACATTATTACCAGAGCCATGAAAGACATTGGCGCTGTTGCGGCTGGTGAAGTGCCAACGGCTGATGAAGCGCAAGATGCGCTAGATATGCTCAATGACTTGGTTGCACAATGGTCAAATGAAAACATGATGGTTTTCTACCGTAGTGAGATCATTTTTCAAACCACTCAAAACCAAGTCCAATACACGATTGGCCCAAGTGGTCAAATGGGTGCAATCTTTACAGGCTCAATTTCTGGCACAACTTTGACAGTCCCTGCTAATGGAGTGACTGCTGGTGGCATCAATATTGGCATGACTTTAAGCGGCACAGGGATTACATCAGGAACACGCATTGTGGGCTTTGTAACGGGCGCTGGTGGCAATGTCAATGAAGGTGGTACATACACAGTCAGTCAGAGCCAAACAGCCTCTAGCACCACAATTACGGCTTATTACGAGCGTCCTTTAAACATTGAATCAGGCTTTGTTCGGGTGGCAACTCAGCAAGGCGGTACAAACATTGCGGGTGGTTATCTTGACTACCCCTTGTCAATTCTGAGCCTTGAAGAATATGAATCTATTGGCATCAAACAATTGAATGGCCCTTGGGCAAAGGCAATTTACTATCAACCTTCTGAATTATTGGGAACTATTTATGTTTATCCCAATCCCTCACAAGGTGAACTGCATTTGTTCACACAAACAATTTTCCGTCAATTTCAAACTTTGAATGATACGATTTCACTTCCTGAAGGCTATAACATGGCTTTGAGATGGTGCTTGGCAGAGCGTTTGCTTCCGATGTATGGCAAAACAAATGCGGTTCAAATTGGAATGATCAATGCGTTTGCAGCGCAAGGCAAAGCTACTATTAAGCGCACAAACATGAAGCCAGCACAGATTGCACGTTATCCAGAGGCTTTGATGGTTGGACGAGCAAAAGATGCTGGTTTTATTATGGACGGCGGTTTCCGTTAAAGGATAAAAAATGCCTGATTTTGGTTTTGTCGGCACTTCATACACCGCCCCATCAATTTATCAAGACGATCAGGAATGTATCAATTTCTTTGCTGAGATTGATCCTACCAAACAGCCTGGTAATCGGGGTGTGGTTGCGCTGTATCCAACGCCAGGCTTGGTGACAAAGGTCACTTTACCTATTGGCGCAGAAGTGCGTGGCATGAGGACGCTTTCTGGTGAGCAATATGTAATTGCCGTTTCTGGAAGTTGTGTTTATAAAATTGATACATCTTATACAGCAACACAAGTTGGATCGCTTGCAAGCATTTCTGGCCCTGTCTCCATTTCCGACAACATAACTACTTCTGATGGCTTAACTGCTTACATTGTTGATGGTTCAAATCGTTATACATGGGTTGCGTCAACAAATACATTTGCAACGCTTCCTCCTACGGACGGCCCTTGGCAAGGTGCTACTGTCGTGGATGTGGTAGACAGTTACAACATTTACAACGAACCAAACACGCAAAATTGGGCTTGTACCGATCTTGGGTCTAGTCTTTCTACTCAAGCCTTGTATGGCACTAAAAATGGCTCTCCTGATAACTTGGTCAGTTTGATTGTTGATCGAAGACAAGTTTATTTAATGGGCGAAGTGACCACAGAAGTTTGGACGGATGTGGGCAATGTGATTGCGGGGATTACGACTTTTCCGTTTCAGAGAGTGCCAGGCACTTCAATCCAATCTGGCATCGGTGCGCCATTTTCAATTGCTAGATTTCAAGACTCTTTTGCATTTGTGGCAAAAGATACACGAGGCGACTCAACCATTGAAATGGTCAATGGATACACATTTGTAAAGATTTCAACCCATGCAGTTGAACAATCTTTGTTAAATGAAGTGACTTCAGACGCTATTGCCTACACTTATCAGATTGAAGGTCACGAAATGTATGTGGTGACTTTTCCTTCTGTGGGACAAAATGGTTTGACTTGGGTTTATGACGGTTCAACAAAGTCATGGCACAAATGGCTTTCATGGAATCCAACATCGGGTCAATATTATCGTCACCGATCTAATTGTGGTTGCTATTTTAATAATGCGTATCTTGTTGGTGATTATCAAAATGGCAAGATTTACAGCGTTGAAAATGAAGTTTATACAGAAGATGGCGAAACAATCCGCAGATTGCGTAGAGCGACTCATTTAACGACTGATCTTCAGAGACAGTATTTTGATAGTTTTCAGATTCAGTTCCAGCCTGGCGTTGGACTGACTACTGGTCAAGGCGATGATCCTCAAGCCATGCTGAGATGGTCAAATGACGGTGGTTCTACTTGGTCAAATGAGCATTGGGTTTCTATTGGAAAGATAGGCCAATACGCTAATCGAGCGCTTTGGAGGCGTTTGGGTTGGTCAAGGGACAGAATATTTGAAGTTGCTATTTCCGATCCTATAAAGGCGGTTGTTATTTCTGCTGAACTTAAAGCAAGTGCGGGAGATAACTAATGGCAACAGCGCTGCCAAACAACAACATTAACATTCCTTATAGTGAATTCCTGAACGCAACAACGGGAAGGCCAAATCAGGAATGGTTGTTATGGCTGATGAACCCATCGTTTATCAATGTTAATCTTGGAAATGCTTTAGCTGTAACTTCTGGTGGAACTGGTCTTACAACTATTCCTACAAATGGTCAATTGTTGATTGGCAATGGAACTGGATACACGCTTAATACTTTAGCAACTGGTTCAGGAATTTCCGTTGCAAATGGCGTTGGCACAATAACGGTTTCTAATACTGGTGTTTTATCCAATATTGCTGGCGTTGGTATTTCCGTATCTAGTCCCACTGGTAACGTAACTATTTCAAACACTGGCGTTTTAAGTTTTTCAGGCGGTACAACTGGACTTACTCCAACTACT